GAAAGGAAGTTGTGGTGGCACACCTCGCGTAGGTAAAAAGGGTGACCTCGCGAAAGCGCGAAGCCCTGAGTTTTATAAACGAACAAGCGAATCCCTCACCGGAAGAATATTTACAGAAGAACACAAACAGAAATTGAGCGAGGCTAAGAGTGGCATGTACCTACAATCGGAAAACCCTAATTGGCGGGGAGGAGTTTCTTTTATCCCCTACCCACTTGGCTGGAGTAAGACCTTTAAAGAACAGATAAGGTATAGAGATGGGTACACCTGTCAGATATGTGGTATGCCGGAAGTAGAGAATGGAAAGAAGCTAGACGTACACCACATAGATTATGATAAGGCCAATATAGAAGAGAGCAATTTAGTTTCTTTATGCGTCCGGTGTCATAGGAAAACAAACCATAACAGGAAGCAGTGGCAAGAGAAACTAACCCGGGGTGGCGCATGACAACCGAGACACAGATAGAACATCTCCGGAATAACCTCCCTGAATATTCAGAGAAATTTTTTCGCATACGCCCTAAAGAGGGTGGCCCCGCTATCCCATTAGTATTTAATAAAGCACAGATGATGTTACACCACTTCATAGAAGACATTCGTAAGGCCGGGCAACTCGTAAGGGTATGCGTGGTTAAGGGAAGACAACAAGGTGTGTCTACTTACACGGCCGCCCGGTTCTTACATAAAGCCACGATGAACTTGGGTGTGTCTGTTTTTATTCTTGCCCATATGGGGAAGAGCACAGATTATTTATTTGATATGACAAAACGCATGTATTATAATTTACCTGACCCCCTCCGGCCCAGCATAGAGCGATCCAATAAAAAAGAATTAAAATTTGGTAAAATCGACTCTGAATATGCTTTGGGTACGGCAGGGGCGAAGGATGTTGGCCGGTCCATGAACCCACATCTTCTTCATCTATCGGAAGCGGCGTTCTATGACAACACAGATGAACTCTCTACCGGACTAATGCAGGGAGTAGCGACAGGTCTCAAGACCGAGATCATCATGGAGTCTACAGCGAATGGTGTTAATAATATGTTCTACAACTTGTGCATGAAGGGGACAGACCCTAATGCACTGACGCGTTACAAAACATTATTTATACCCTGGTACATCCAGGCGGAATATAGAGAGACCCCACCACCAAGATTTAAACCCAATGCGAAAGAAGTTGAGATCATGGAACTTTACGGACTCGAGATAGACCAGATCTTTTGGAGAAGACGTAAATTGGAGGATGAATATAACAATGACTTATGGAAATTTTTGCAAGAATACCCGTGCTGTCTCGCCGAGGCCTTTCAAGCAACGGGCAATACTTTACTTAAACCGGAAACTGTTGAAGCAGCGCGAAAGGGGACGGCGTTTCTTGACGCGCTTGCACCTATGGTTATGGGAGTGGATGGTTCTGGAGAAGGATCTGACAGAACGGTCCTGGTTATTCGACAAGGAAGACGAATCGTAGAGTACGAGGTCCATGACGAACCTGTGAAACCAATGCGCCTGGCGGGCATTATTGCCCAAAAAATAGATAAGCTCGGGCTTGACATGGTGTTTCTCGATGTTGCTTATGGATATGGGTGTCGTGATAGACTCGTAGAGATGGGGTACGGAGCGAAGACACTGGACGTACACTTCGGAAGTACCCCTCTCATGCCTGAACTATATAGAAACAAACGGGCCCAGATGTATGGATTCCTTAAAGATTGGTTTGAAGAGGGTGGTTGTAGTATCCCAGACGAAGATGTATTTGTGAGGGACATGTTAATGATCCCCGGTTTTGAAATGACTACAAGTAGAGGACTACTGACCCTCCCGCCGAAAGAAGAGATTAAGAAGAACAATGAGGGTCTATCTCCAGACATAGCGGACGCGCTATGTCTCACCTTTGCATTTCCTGTCCGGGCCCGGAGTACGGCGAGTAGGATCCAAACAGCGGGAGCGAGTGTGGTACGAGCGCGTAGTCCTTTTAAGAGTAGGCGTCTCGCGGAGAAATTTGTTAAGAATGATAAACCAAGTGAGTTGTATATAAAATGATAGAGATGAGAAAAGGTGAGAAGGGGGATTTTGAGGATGCCATGGAACTTGTGGGTGATTTCGCAGACGAGGCGTTAATTGAATACGGAACTTATTTGGATTTGGATCAATTACGCGAGACTTTTAATAAAGTGTATAGGACTTCCTTCGTTGCAACTGAAGAGGGTAAAATAATAGGAGTGTTCGCCGGGCACATAGTAACAGACAAATGTAGTAAGAAGCCCGCGTATGAGGAAGTATTATGGTTCATGCGAAAAGATAGAAGGAAGTATGGAGTGAAGTTATTTAAGTATGTTCAACAATGGTGTGAGATACATAGTATAGAGCGCATGACGATCTGCGCTATGCAAAATTCTAAAGCGAAGAAATTAGATAAGTATTATAAGATGTTAGGATTTCAACCAATGGAGATTAGGTATATAAAGGTGATAGGATAACAAGGAGGTAAGGATATGTGTCCAGTATTTTCAGGAATAGGGTTAGCAATAGGGGCCAGTGCGGCGGCGGCTTTTAGTGTAGGTGTAGGAGCGGTAGCGATAGCAACAGCAGTTGGTGTAGGCGCTTATGCCGCAGGTGGTGGATTTGATAGTCAAGATGGTGGTGGTGGAGATAGTAGAGTTGCGGACGCTACAGGAACAGGACAACTTACTCAAGCAGAAGCGACAACAGCATCAAAGAAAAGAGCGTATAGAGCGGGTGTTATACATACTTCTCCGACAGGTCTGGATAACAATCCTAAGACAAGTTCAGCAAAATTGAAGTAAGAGAAGTTAAAATAAGGAGAAGATGATGCCAGATAAATTAGATGTAGGGGGAACCCTACTTGAGAAATTAAAGAGGGCGCGACACGGTTATCAGACAGCGAAGGTTAACTTCAATAACCAGTATGCGGAACTCAGTCAATATTATTACCAGATTAAAACAAACCAACAGGTATATACTCCTCAAGTTGTACAGGGACAGTTTGAAAATGATGGGAACATAAATGATAATGTGGGCGCGAAGAGTGCCAAACAAATGGCATCCGCTTTGATGGGGATGGTATGGAAAGATGAGAAGGGTACGTTTAGAATAAATCCTTCTAAACATATTCCGGACTCAAAAGAAGTTAAAGAATATTACCAGAGAATAAGTACAGATATGGCTACCTTTATGGAACGACCTAAATCGAGACTAACTACATCTCTTTTTAAAACCATATTGGAATCTGTCATATATGGTACTTCTGGATTGGTTGTAACTAAGGGTGGGTATGATAACCCCCTAAAGTATATGAGTAAATCTATCTTATCTTTTTATATTGGATATGATAAGTCAGGAGAGATTAAGGAACTTTTTGTGGATTATAATTTTACAGCAGATGAACTTTGGGACAGGTATGGTGACCTCGCCGGCTCCTCAGTTAAACAGGCTATTCAAAACAACGATCACATACGGCGATTTGTTGTAAGTGAAGCCATCAGACCGCGCCCGGCTAAAGAGATAAAGAACAAAGCCGGGAAATTAGGTATGCCCTATTCGGCGCATTTGTTTATGCCCAACGAGAATATCTATCTCGAGAATGGGGGATATGAGTCTCTGCCACTAAAAGTTCTATTCCATGATAAATTGGAGTACGAATCTTACGGCCGCGGGCCGGGCATGGATGCGTTACCCACAGTAGTTCAGGCGAACATAGCCACCGAAATATTAGCAGTCGGTGGTGAATTGCTCGCACAGCCGGCACTCGGCCTGTACGATAATGGATCTCTGGCTGGGTTGTCTGTGGACCTCTCAGCGGGTGCGTTGAATGTCTTTAATGTGGCGGGGACCGTCCCTACTGAAAAGCCTATATTTCCTTTGTTTGAGATAGGAGATCTTAGGGTTATGTATGAGTGGGTCAAGGAACTGAAAATAGAAGTGGGTTCTTATTTCTTACTCGATAAATTGTATGACTTAAATGCCAAACAGCGTATGACTTTAGGTGAAGCGGTTATGAGAGAACAGATAAGAGCGGATGCACTTTCTCCAATCTTCAGTCAGATCATGGCTTTCCTCGTAGAGGTCCTTACGCGTTCTGTTGATATACTATATGGTATGGGTCTTATGGGTGTTGTTGATGTAGAGAATACAGCCGACCCGAAAGTCCAGGAACTTATGAAACATGGTTTCGCGCCTTTCGCAATACCAGAAGCGGTACTTCAAGCCCAGGCGGCTGGGATAGATTGGTACGATGTACAGTTTATTTCACCAGCGGCAAGGATAATGAATAACGAAGAACTTCAGTCTACTCTCAAGTTTATCGCGGTTATGGGAGAAGCTGGTGGAATCAGTCAGGAGTTTATTGATGTTATAGATCCTGATGGAACTGCTGAGAAACTTAAAGCACTCACAGCAACCGATTCTATAGTTACTCGTTCACAGGAAGATAGAGATGCAATTAGAAAATCAAGAGCAGAGATGCAGATGCAGGCGGCGAAGATAGAAGCCCAGGCCACAATGGCCGCGGCGAATCAAGCCAATGCACAGGCGGCGGCATCACAGGCGGCGGCAGTGCGTACTGTAACTGAAACAGGAGGGGAATAACATGACAGATGACAAAAAGACCGTCTTTAGTAAGGCGGCGATTGAGGCTAAACAAAAATTAGCTTTGGAAGCCTACACCCAGAAGATAGATGAACTGCGTAAGACATTCAAAGCAGTGGCGTCTACTTCGGAAGGGGAGAAAATGCTCAAGTATATTTTCTTACTTTGCGGTGGGGACAGTGGATCGGTTATGCGTGATAAGAGCCAGGACATATCGTTGGACGATACACTCCTGACTTTGGGCGCGAGAAGTGTGTGGGACACAATAAGATTCAATCTCACATCTGAAACGATGATAAGAATTGAACAACATAATTGGGAAGACCAAAAATAAAGGAGAGACAACATGACAACAGGAGCACAAGGAACAGGCGGAGCACAGGGCACAGGCGCGGCGGGAACAGGGACAGGAGCAACAGGTGCGGCGGGAGCAACAGGCGCACAAGGAACAGGCGCGGCGGCTATTGACAAAAGGGTAGATGTAACTGAGGTTACAGTTCCCGAAAAGTATAAGAACGAGGCGTGGGCCAAAGAGGTAAAAAGTCCGGAAGATCTGTGGGAAAAGATGGCCGGCGCTCAGAAGATGTTAGGGAAAGATAAAGTTACCCTACCTGGTGATAACGCAACAGCAGATGAACTCAACGCTTTCGCTATCCGGATGGGGCGTCCAGAAAAGCCAGAAGGGTATGAATTTAAGAATATAGAAAGTTTGACTGAGATAGATAGGAACCCGGACCTCGATGGGGGCATGAAGAAGATATTCTTTGATAATGGAGTATCGAAAAAAGCGGGCGAAAACATCGTAAGGGAGTATGAATCTTTGGTTTATGACATGCACAAGCCTTCTATAGAGGCCGGCGCGAAGAGAGATCTGGAGTTCCAGGCCCTTGCAACAGAGGTATTAGGAGAAGATAAAGCCTCTTCTATGCTGGCGTTTAAAGAGGTTATGAAGGAATCCCTGGGGGATAAGGCGTATTTGGCCACAAAGATAGAGCATATGAGTAACGAAGAACTCATGCCTTTAATTGTGTTCAGCAAGAACATACACGATAAGTATACGGGAGAGAATAGAATATTGGGCGGCCAGGGGCCAACCGGGGATCTGACAGGGGATGTAAAGTCAGATTTTAATACTATATCAGCGGCAAAGATAGCAGTTAAGAACGACCCGAATATACCAGATCATGTGAGGAAGACGAAACTTGCTAACTTAAATTTACAAATGGCTAAGATAGGCGTGAAGGCTAAAGAGCAAGATATAAATTTATTTTAGCAATTTATTTGACAAACACTAAAATGTAGTGTATATTTAGATTACAAATATGAACGTCCGTAATAGAACGGGTATCGGCTAAAAGCCGTCCGACTTAAACGGGTATCGTTAGTAGGTGTAAAAATTTATTAACAACCTAATTAAGGAGGACACAATGGCTAGAGCAGATTATGCAGGCGTGGAGACAGTCCTAAAGGATGACTATCTTGGAAACTTACTCAAGATACCCCAGCAGACTGAAACAAGACTTTTCGGTGGCTTCGCAGAAGTTACTGTAGAAGGGAAACAATTATATATTGACGGGATCGCTCCTGTTGATTATAGGGTAGACAATTCATACAACGCTTCTTCAGAAGGCGTTGCCGCGAATTACTTTCGTAGAAAATTAGATACTGATAGAATGATTATAGAAGTTGACTATGATGAACATTGGTTCAAAAAGACAACCTCAAGTAATCCTTCTTCGCTTATCACACAGGAAATGATGAACGCAAGTTATCGTTTTCTTGATAAGGTAGGTATCGATGCGTCAGTTGCTACGGTACAGTATGGAGAATATGGTACGACTGATCTTACATTTGCAAATGATGGTGGTATAACATTAGATGCAACTGGTGGAATAACGACCGATCTTCTTAGGAAGATTAATCATAGATTCACAGGTACGGAAGTTGTATCTCCGAATGGCATGAACAATGTTAAGTTTGTTATTTCGGAAGATGAACAGTACGACATGGGTGGAATCACAGCACTGACTTCATGGCAGTTCCAGCAAGTATATCCGCAGAACGCTATGGGCGCAGGAAATGAATCCGGGTTTGGCAGACAGCTTGGTATGCAGAATGTCACCTTTGGTGCACAGTCAGCTACGGGTAAGATGCTGAATGAAGCCGCGGCTGTAAGAGACTGTTTAGCTTTGGCTAACGGTGCTATGGTCTATGGTATGGCCTCTGATGGTATCAGCTTCGAAGTCATAGAACTGAAAGAGACAAAGATTTCAACTGTAAGGTTGAGACTTACTCTGACAGCGGGTGCAGTAAGAACGAATGGTAACAATGTTATCAAGTTCCAGACTACTGTTAAAGATCCGGCTGTATTTTATTAATAGATAATGGGTAGGGGGTTTGTTCCCCCTACCCTTTCTTTGATATAAACAATAAGGAGAATATAATGGGCGACGGAAAGTATGATTTAACGTGGAAAAAAACCACAGAACTTTCGGCCGGCGGGACTGCGGCGGCCGCCACTGACAAAGTAATTATAGTCGGGGTTACAGGTGCAGGCGCCGGGGGCGTTGGCAATCCTGTTACTAGGACAGTTCAAGACATCCTCGATCTTGGGGGTGGCGCAGGTGGAACGGGAGCTACAGGACCTACAGGTGCAACTGGACCTACAGGACCTACGGGTGCGGCTTCAACGGTAACTGGACCTACAGGACCTACAGGCGGAACAGGACCTTCTGGACCGAGTGACGGAACAGGACCAACTGGACCTACGGGACCTACAGGTGGAACAGGACCTTCTGGACCGAGTGACGGAACAGGACCAACTGGACCTACAGGACCTACAGGACCGCAGGGAACTCAAGGTACACAGGGAACACAGGGAACTCAGGGTACAGCTTCAATCGTAACTGGGCCAACTGGTGCAACTGGACCTTCTGGGCCAAGTGACGGAACTGGTGCGACTGGTGCGACTGGTGCGACTGGTGCGACTGGTGCAACGGGACCTACAGGTGGATCTGGTAATGTAATGGGCTTGGAAGTAGAAGTAACTCTCGGCGAGTTAAACGCGAGTAAGGTACTTTTAGCCGATAGTGAAACAAGTCAAATTACTGTCTTGGGGCTTAACGTAGCGGTTGATGGTAATTTCGCCGGTTTGACTACGGCTGAGATTTATGATAACAGCGTTGGTGCTGTTAGCATATATTCTATGAACCAGAGTGCTATGGATGATGATGTTGTTCTTACCAAAACTTCGACTGGTACGAATATGTACCGTATAGGTGAGGCATTAACAGCGGGTGCGGGTATATCAATCTGTACGACTGGCGGTGCCGCAACAGGTGGTACTAAGCTAACTGTAACGATATGGTATCTTGATAAGACAGTTGAACCAGATTAAACTGAACGTAAACTAAAACAGGAGGAAATAAAATGGCTGTAGTTGATTTAACAACGTATAAAAAAAGTTCGGCAAACATCCCCGTGGACGCAGTTCACGCGAGTGGTGCTGACATGCTTACTATAGTAGCCCGGGGTACCATCACGACTGGTAATACCACGGCGTCTATATATAGGATAGCTGAAGTACCTTCAAACTTTGTTCCGATTAGCGGAGAAATTACCTGTGCGGCATTGACAGGTCTTGACGATGTTGATCTAGGTCTCTATGAGACTGATGAACAGGGTGGGACAGTAATTGATGTAAATGCGCTTTTAGATGGTGGGGACCTTACTGGTGCTTTAGCACCGGGTAGTGGTATCTCTCCGGTATCAGCGGTGGCAATAGCGGACCAGGGTAAAGCGCTTTATTCTCTGGCCAGTGATGTGTCAAGTGAAAGACAGGCTTATGTTCTGGCTCTCACTATTAACAAAGATGCGGCGGCAACAGGTGATTTTGTTGTTAAGTTGAATCTTGTTCGCCGAGAATACGCGGCGGCATAATTACCGATCCAAGGGAGAATGTCTGATGTCATGTTGGGCAGGGGTGTAAAAACCCCTGCTTCTCCCCTCTAAAAAGGAGATGATATGTCTGTACCTAATTCTAAAACTGACATTGTTAATCTGGCTTTGGACGTAATTAAGACAGAGAATATTAATAATGTTGAAGTGCCTGGGGATGACAAGCAAGCTGTAATCGCGAACAGATGGTATGACGCGGTACGAACAAATGCTCTTGAAGGGTTTCCCTGGAACTTTGCAACAAAGAAAGCCGCAATCCTCTTAAATGCTACGGATCCGGCTTTTTCATTTGACGATGCGTATGTCCTTCCAAATGATTATTTATCTTTAAACTACATTAAATATTGGGACTATCCCCTTTCAAGGTGGAACTATGTTATTGAAGATGGTCAACTTGAAATGGATAATAGTGGGAGTGAGTCTCTTAATGTAGGATATACTTTCGATCAGACGTTGGTGGCTAAGTTTAGCCCATCGTTTAAAATTTATTTAGCTTATGCTATAGCAGAGAAGATTGTCTTCAAGTTAACCGGAAATGTAGCTCTACACGGGCGCGTTAAAGACGGGCTAAAGACGGCACAGTTAGAAGCTAAAGCTAAGAACGGAAAAGCCAATCCCCCCGTAGCATATCGTCAGAGCAAGATGCTCCAGGGTCGTAGGATATATGGTGGGTCTGGTAGAACGTATCCATACACGGGGCAAAATGGCAGAACTTAATGTACCTATTTATGATTTTAGGCATGGTGTCTTAACCAAGAAGTTAATAGCCCGGCCTAATCTTGACCTCTATAAAAGTGGTGTCTTAGTTGGAGAGAATTTTACTACCCAACTTCATGGCCCCACTCAGTTCAGACCGGGGACTGACTTTGTTAGAACCACCCGGCGTAATAATGTAAATCATTTCATTCCTTTCTCTTTTGCAGATGATGAGTCTTATGTTCTTTCTTTTACAGATGGGTATATGCGTATCTTTACTGACGATGGTTTAGGCGGGGGCGGTGTCCTTCTTGAAGACTCTGAGAGTATAGGGGCTATCACTCAAGCCAGTCCAGGTGTATTTACTGTTGCTGGCCATACATATGTAGATGGTGACGAAGTGTATATCGAGGACTGTGTTGGCATGACAGAACTCAACGGCAATTTCTATTTGGTTGATAATGCTGGTGTTGGTACTTTTGAACTTACAGACCAAGATGGCGCCCCTTTAGACACTTCTGGATTTACAGCATATATAGGAGCGGGTATTGTTTCACGCGTGTATGAGATAGCATCTCCTTATGACGCGGCAGACGCGCCACAGATTAAGTATGCACAGAAAGCGGATATTATGTATATGGACCATCCGGATTATGCACCCCGGAAGTTGACCCGGTTTGGTGATGGGACTTGGACACTCACCACATATACCAGAACTGATGATCCTTATGAACAAGCAGAGATTACTAATATAACTCAGGCTAATCCAGGACAAATAACTACGGGCGCGGTTCACGGGTTTGTTACCGGAGATGAGATTTTCATAGATGATTTAACTCTGGGTATGACTGAGTTAACTCAAAATGTATATACTATAACTGTAGTAGACGTCAACAACTTTACAATCGGAGTGGATACCACTCTCTATTCTGTATATGTATCTGGTGGTGTGTGTCTACTTGACGGTGATTGTCCGGCCGCTGTAGGTTTTTATGGTGGTAGTGTCTTTCACGGAGGAAGTACAAATGACCCCGATTTACTCTTTGGTTCTATGTCTCCAGATACTGTATCAGGTGCGACACGTTATGAAACTTTTACTGTCGGGCCTAATCCGGATAATGGTGTTTCATATGCCTTAACTTCGGCTTCAACTTCTACTATAGATAGAATACTCTTCTTTATGGGGACAAGATCTTTCTTAGCAGTGGGGACCTATGCTGGTATGTTAAAGGTTAATGGTGGAAGTGACGCTACTCCTATATCAGGAACAGCCATACAGTCTTATCCAGTAGACAGTTTTGGCGTTGCTGATATAATGCCCATAAACTTTGGAACAGATATTATATATGTTCAACGCGGCGGAGAAGTTGCATACAGTTTTAAGTACACTCTGTTGAGTGATGGTTGGAAGTCAGAAGATGAGACACTTCAATCGGATGAGATAACTCAGGGTGGAATAAAACAGATGGCTTACCAACAGGGGAATCCTAATCAGATCTGGTCCTGTATGGAAGATGGTAGACTTTTATCTTTTGTGTATAGTGACGGAGAGAGTGTTTCTGCTTGGAATGAACATCATCTTGGGGGCGATCCTGGAGAAGTTATTACAGTAGCCGCCCAACCTCAGACAGACAATAAAGACAGAGTATGGGTTTCGGTCGTGCGAACTATTAATGGTACTACGCGGAGGTATGTAGAATACTTGGCAAAGAACCCAGCCATACCAGAACGTACAGATTTCTATACTGGTGACTCTTCAACTGAAGAAGCAATCGATGATCTCAGATTCAGAAATTCGATGTTCTATGCTCAGAAGAGACAGGTTCATATGGACAGTGCTTTGGCTTTAGATACTTCTCAGACCAATACAATAACTCCAGCGGCAATTACAGGAGATGGTATTCTCTTTACAGCGAGTGATCTCATGTTCAGTGCTACGGATCTTCTTCGGAAGATAGAGGTTAAACACACTGACGGGGGTGGGGTAGGGATAGCACAGATAGTAGAGTATGTGTCAGAGACCAAGGTTAATTGTAATATACTTCAGGACTTTGCAAGTACAGATGCTATTGCTTCCGGGGAGTGGTATTTAACCCAGGATACAGTTTCCGGACTGGACCACTTAGAAGGAGAGACAGTATCTATAGTTGTTGACGGGGGGCTCCATCCAGATAGGACAGTAGTGGATGGGTCTATTACTCTCGAAGGGCAGGCCACTTATGTTATAGTTGGTCTTCTTTATTATGGGCGCGTACAGACAATGCCTTTAGAACTTTTACTTTCTACCGGGATTACCCCGGGTAAATACAAGACAGTTAACAAGATTAACTTAAACTTCCGAAATGCTCTGGGTGTTTCTTATGGGACAGATCCATATGATATGGCGATGGTGGGCTTTAGAAAAGGTGTTGAGTATACCGATAGGCCGCCCATGTTGTTTAGTGGAATAAAAGAAAGACCAGGGTTTGATAACTATGACGAGCAGAGAACGATGTGGGTAGTGCAAACGCTCCCGTATCCCTGTACTTTAAACGCTCTTGTTATGGATATGGAATTTAGCGAGGAGAATTAATATGTCATTATTAGCAATAGGAGCAATTCTTGGGGCAGTAGGAAGTATATATTCTGGTGTTACAGCTATGAACTCAGCAAACCAGACGGCCTCCGATATGCGCGCACAGGGGGGTCTTTTAGAGAGCGAGGCATTTAGGACAGCGGCTATTATAGAGGAAGAGGGCGAGAAATTTAAAGGTATGCAATCTCTCCAATATATAGGGTCGGGAGTTCAGTTGGCTGGGTCCGCATTAGTTACTTTGGCGCAGACTGAGAAGTATGCGGCTACTGAAGCGGAGGCTACTCGGAAGAGAGGGACAGCCCAGAAGGATTTAGCCTATAGTGGAGCACAGCGTACACAGAATGAAGGACGAGCTTCTTTAGTAAGTGGAATAATTGGTGGGGCCTCTAAACTAACAGCCCTTTCTGGAACAAGTGGACACGCAACTTCGGGAACAGCGATAACACCAAGTAGTGATTTTTTGAGTCTTCGTCATTAAAGGGGATGGGATAAATGGGTAAAATAAACGAGTACCAGAGAAAACAATTAGCCTCTTCCGCAGTTGGAGTGGCAGGTGCGGATAAGTCGGGTCAGATTATAGGGGGCGCGGTGGAGAAGCTCGGTGGGTCTATAGTAGCTCGCGCGCAGAAGGTTGATGAGTATGACAAACTCCAGGCGAACACTGCTGTAATGCAATTTGGTCTGGCCTTCCAGAAATTAGGAGCTCAGACTCAAAGAGAAATGGCGGCTAATCCTTCTGGATACTCTACAGCTATTATGGACGGGGGAGAAAAACTACAAAATAGTTTTCTTGAGAGTATAGAAGACCCTGGAGTGAAGAAGTATTTTATGTCGGCTTCAAACACCATACTGAAAGCCAGTGTTTTTGAAGCTGAAGATTGGTCTGTGGCTAAGAAGAAAGATAATGCTACCGTTGCAACTAAAGACGCTTTTCGCATAGGAGCTATTGCCGCTGGGGAAACAGTCACTAAAGACGGGCTTATGTTGAATTTAGAAACCATGGTTGGGTTAGCCCAGGATGAAAAGGTAAAATCTGTTTTAAGTGAACCTGAAATTAAGGCGCAGTTTGAGAAACACGGACCTGGGATTTTAGACTCTCATTTCTCTAATCGTATTGTTGATGCTCCCGAACAGTTAATAAAGGAACTAAATAGTGGTGATTATAATGATGTACCTTTTTACACAGCCGCTATGAAGAATAAGTATATTAAACAGGCTGAGACGCGTATTAGGCAAAATAAAATCCGGGTCAAACAGTCCCAAGACCTGAACTACGCTGATGCTGGAGATGCCTTTTTAGCGGATCAATTAACTTTTGGTATGGTAGACGCTCTCGCGACCGCGCCTAATCCAGAAGACCGCATAACCCGGTCACAAGAACTGATGCTTAAAAAGAGCTTAACCCTTCAGGCGGAGAGTAGAGCGAGTGATCTATCAGAGAATAATTCGTCAGCCCGGAAATATATTAAGACAGCTAAAGATGTTTATTCTGATAGGGTAGAACGGGCCGAAGTTTTGAACGAGATTTATGATTCTTATGCGGTAGGTATTGGGTCGCGAGAAGAAACGAAGTTTTTCTCCACTACTTTAAAAGAGATGGAGACAGTCAAAGGAGCTAAGAACAGGGAACAGAACCAGAAGAATATAGATTATGTACTTAAAAAAGCTGATGGAATTTGGCACTCAGATACAAGTCAAGCTACCTATCTCAGGGAATACATTACGGGCATAGCCACAGGTATAGCGCCAAATATGGTTGTTAAGGATATTATGCAGAGAATGGAGAAAGCTAAAGTGATAGAAGATAATCCCAATTTAGCCGGGTCTGAAGATCCAGTGGATGCTTCTTATGAAGCGCAAGCGATAGAGACACTAACACAGAATGGGTATCCTACAGATAAAGCGAATATAGAGGCCCTTAAATTACAATTAATAGAGGATGCGAATAGGAAGAAATGAGATTAGATCTATTACCAGTACAGCCTAAAGACCCAACCCCTCCGAAAGAGGGAGAGGAACAAGTACAGGAGATACCTGTCTTGAATCCTGCGGGGCCCGGTCAGATCAATTTAGGAGCATTACCTAATCAGCCAGAGCGTGATATTCTGGAACTGAAGGCGGCTCCTGAATATGGTACGCGCGCAGATGGTACTCCTAAAGGTACGGGATTTTTTGGGGAATTGAAGCGTCCAGATGGCGGTGTGTCCACTGAACTTTCTATTGGTGTTACCTTTGATGGCCAAGAAAGGGAAATACCCGCACTTGTGCCCACACTCAATAAAGAGGAAGTGGACTATCTTTTAGGTGGGGGCAAACCTACCGAGGAGATAAAGCAGAAGGCCATAGATCATGCTAAACCCCGCATAGCGGAAGGTAAGAGTCCTTTTGCTCAGACTGAGAGTTTTGGGTTTGGTATTGAAGACATTGAGTTTCAGACTAAATTATATACAGATAGAATGATGCTGAATGTGTATGGGCAAGAAGGGTTGAAAGAATTAGCGGCTACGCAAAAGAAGGTCAACTTCTTTATGAGTAGGGCGCCCAGGATAGCGATGGCTTTTGCGGCCCCAACAGCGGCTCTTCTTTACGAGGTATTGGATCAGGGTACGAGTGCTATAGTGAGTAATATAAAGGGGGAGAAGTACAGTCCTTTTGAACGCAGAATGTTAGCTGAGTTGATCCCGGAAGAAGCACCTACAGCAGTAAAGGTGGCTGGAGCACTTGGGGAGACATTGGCCCATATAGCCCTCATAGGGGGAGCAATAAATTTAGCTAAACAGGGAACTTTAGCGGCTACACTTAAAGAGATGTCAATTAAGGCCCAGCAGTTAGGCATACCTACAACAGGAACGGATGCCCAGAAAATTGCTCAAATACAGAAGTTGGCGAAAGGGACCACTCTGGAGAAAGCGGCGAAGGCTTTTATCAAGGTCAAGAAAATAGATTTGTTTAAACTTCTCCGGAAGAAACTTCCTGGACCCAATCAGTTAAAAGATCCAGTTACAGGTAAAGCTGTTCAGGTTATTAATCCTAATGAGATGGGACCTCGGGTTGCGACTGATGCGTCTGGCCTACCCATAACTTTAGGTATAGATAAGGTAACGAATATAGCGGACATTGCACCACCGCCCATAGAGACAAATGTTAAGATGGATTTAACTCCGGCGGAACAGAAGACATATCTCAACGAGATAAAGACAGAGATTATAGATGGAGAAGCAGGCTATAGGATGGCAACACCAGACGGTGATTTTATAGGGGTATCTTCTTCTTATCCAGACTATTTTAAGAATAAGGGATATACGAAGAAGAGTGCCATGGCTATTATAAAGAAGGTTGAAGAGGGTAAAGAACTTACCCCCAAACAAGAAGAGTTTATGGCTGATATGAGAGAGGTAATGGTAGATAAGAAAGCCAGAGATGCGAAGTTTGAAGCCGAAGAAGAAGAAGCGGCACTTGAGAAGGTTGAAGAGTCCGCAAAGAATGCAGAGAAGTACGCCCGGAAATATATAGCAGTAAATACAAAGGCATTAGATCCCGCACGGGGAATAGATAGTAGTCAGAAGAGGGTGGCTGGAACTAATTTCAATAAAGTGGTGAAAGAGTTTGATGGGGATGCTATTGCGGCTGGTAAATTTATCAACTCAGTTCAGGATAAAGTTGACGCGGAGAATGTTGCGAAAGTTAAGGGAGAGACTCCCCCCAAGAAAGTTATAGACTATACTAAAATCCCTGGACTGAAACCCCCCGGGCCTAAGTATCCCAGAAAACCAACACATTTGGAACTCATAACCGCGCAGAATAGGACCGCAGAACTCTTGGGGCTTAAAAAGTTTGTTGAACCTCTTGAACGAGCTAAGATGGAGGTAGATTTGGAGAAATTAACTCTCCGCAATGAGATAGCCAAGATGGTAAAGGAACTTAAAAAACTGGGTACTGTTACTCCTGAAGAGATGGCGGTTTTTCTCAATACAAATATAGAAGCGCCAGCGAAACTACAACAGCCTGGTATGGAGAAAGAGAAGGCCGTATTTGATTATTTTAGGGCCTTGACGAGAGAGATACTTGCCAGGACAAACGAAGTACGAGTTGCGACAGGAAGAGAACCCATACCTGATATAGGCGCTTATTTCCGACACCTCGTTGACGTGTCGGCTAAAGATATTGTAGAGGGTAAGATTCCTCTCCCAGAAAAACTCAAAGAATGGGGAGACAAGAACCTTACAGGTGAGATTCGGAATCCCATGGAGATGGAACGAAAAATAAGGGATGAACTTCTCAAGTATTTTAGTAAGGACTTGGCTTATGTAATGGGAGCGATGGTTAATACCGCGCTAAAAGAAATTTACTTCACAATGCCTAAACAGTTTTTAGAAGAGATGTTGGCTGGAGCGCAGACAGATGTTTCTGTGATGGAGAAAATGTCACCAGAGGAAAAGGTACAGTATTTGGAGCAAGCCGAAGAAGAAATGCCTAAAGAGGTCATGGCATGGCTCGAGGAATATGTAAAGGTTGTTCTTCTTGATGAGAAACAGACAACTCTGGATCAGAAAACTAATCAATGGTTGGCTCCTGGTACGCCAGTGGCGGAGTGGATAAATAAGAAATTAGTCCCCTACGGGAAACAGCTTAGTGAAAGAGCTTTTACTGATATGCTGGTGGCTGTGAGTAAGTTACCCCTCTATGGGGTTATAGGTGGAGTGCGGCCTAAAATTCTTATTAGAAACAAGGTACAGCGGCTACAGGAAATTGCGCTATATGGAATAAGGGCCGCATGGAAAGGATCACTGCCCACTAAAGATTTTCCGGTACTTGAAGAACTTAAAGCGGCTAGTCTATTTCTTAAATCCTATTCTGGTATAGAAGATATGCCAGCAGATATGATAGGCAAGTTTTCTAAAGTTATGATGGCTTCTTTCCAGTGGACCGCGCTTAGTAATGTTAATTCAGGTATGAATACCGCGTATCATTGGGTTGCCGAACAGATACAAGACCCATTGAACGCCGATTTGGGTTGGGCGGATCCACAAAGAACATATACAGAAGACCCCAATTTCTTCTACCCGAGTGAGAAACAACTTATGCTGAAGGAAATGGAATATGGTGCACAAACCGTGCACTATCAGTATATAGGACAGGCGATGCCGGGTATTTTTAAATATAAGACTGGAGCTCCGTTAACCAGGCTTCAGAGTTGGTGGATGAATCACTGGGCTGTTTTTGTGAGAGAGTCGGCCACAAGAGCTCTCACAGGTCGCGTGGGGTACACAATAGATATGGTTGCAACAGGGGCGGGCCCCAATGGTGAAGATGTACACTATACAAAACAGCCTAAACTCTCTATGGCTTCTCGTATGAACTTCCTAAAATGGGTTGTAATTGCAGGGGTTACATTGAATACACTCGGATATGGTAGAAGTTATTTATTTGGAACTGCCCCAACAGGTATACCGCCCGCGGCGCAATTTGCAGCGGCTCTGTATAAGTATCTTGTAACTGATGGAAGTACGACATATGGGGAGAATCAGAAGAGAGAATATTCTAATATGATGAAACAATCAGCGTTGACATTTATACCTGGCTATCTTATGTATAAAGACGCAAGAGCATTATTAACTGGGGATAAGCCCTGGCAGGATTATTGGTTCTACAGCAAGGGGAAGAAGAATAATAGAGTTACATTTAATTAAAAGGAGATAAAATGACTATTAACAATTCGTATGTACCAGTAAAAGTTTCAGGTGATGGCGCAACTTTAGTTGTTCCTTTTACTTGGAAGATATACGCGGATACAGACATCGCGGTATCTAAAGAAGTAAAGTTAACCGGGGTTTACACTGCTATGGTACTTGGTGTTGATTACAGCGTCACGATCAGCCCAGCGGCAGAAGGCGGGAGTATAACTTTTGTGGTGGGGAGTGTCCCTCTCACGACAGAGTGGGTACATATAACTTCCACTATCCCAACAACTCAGCCTGAAGATATACCTACAGATGGTAATCTTAGAGAAGCCTCTTTAGAGGATGGGCTGGATAGAACCATACGAATCATACAACAGTTAGACGAGTCATTAGACCATAAATTACAACTGCCTACGGGTATGACAGGTATCCAAATGCCTACAGCCGCGGCGGGTGAGATTATTGGTTGGAATGCGGGAGCGACAGGTCTTGAGAACTACGAACTTATTACCGGACCTACAGGACCTACGGGACCTCAAGG